TTTCTTCTAAAGTATCTCCATCTTTACCCCCACTTGCAGCTAATGGATTTGAAGTTGAAAGGGATTGGAATATATAATTAGCTGTTGTTGAATTTAAATTTATATTATTAAATGAGATTAATGATGTATCTAAATTTGTTAGAGTATTTTGAGAAGCATTTGAAGTCACTCCACCTCCTGTTAAATATCTAACTGTTAAAGTTGTAGAGGAGGGTGAAACCCCATAAGTACCTGTGTGAAGGAAGTTAGATGGGGAGTATGCTGATGTAAGTTTATCTTTTTTGAATGGTAAACCTATCCCTACATTATCTGGGTTAGGAATAATTTCTTCATCATTATCTGTAGAAGTTCCAGACCCAAATTGGATTTGGAGATTTGATAAAGATGTGAATCTTGTAGCAAATCTTCTTTGTACTTTTTTTAATTCAAGAATTGAGGGAGTTGTTCCATTATTAGCAACAGCATTAGGATCATTTATATTAGTATTATTTTTAGATTGAAATACCATCTCTTGACCTAAATGATCTACTTCATACCATTGATTACCTTCTGAGTCGAAGATATCTAGTATTTTTATAATATCACTATTACTAAGATTTATCGTTTGAAATGGTTGGGGGTCAGTAAAATCAAAGGTAGTACTATTAATAGTAGAAGATATAGCATTTCTTGATTTCTTTAATAAATAATATTGAGGACTATTCCCAGATATTTGATATACCGATATTTCAGTAGGATCTTCTGAGCTGGAGAGGGAGAAATCTATTTTATCTTGTATTATAAAAGAATCCCCACCAGAATTTGAATCTACAGTTGTATTTTCATCAATAGTCACAGCATAGCTATAATCAGGTAATGTTATTGAACCACTAGTTATTGATGGGAGTTGTTGGTAGAAATCTATTGTTGCTTGAGCAGCACTTGTTGTTTTAGGTTTATAACCAAACATGTAAGATAATTCAAATATGTTATTTGTCTGTCTAGCATATTGTATAAAATTTTCTTGGAGTTGGTTATCTAAATAAAAACTTAAAACATCCCCAACATATGCAGTTTGCTCCATAAATAACATTCCAGGAGATGATGGGGAAAAATCATTATAGGTGTTAGGGAAATACGTTTTAGAGTATTCTATCAGACGTTGTCTAAAGTCTGAGAAATCTCTATTTATATATTTAATGTCTCTTTTAGTTTTTGGTGTTACCATTACGTAAATTCTATTTCTATATTATCATTAATATTAGTGTTTATTACACTATACGTGAATTCAATTTTTATTAGATTAGTATCAGGATTAGATAATACATCTAAAGAATCTATTTCTACGTTTGGAAAGAACTGTTGGATTTTTTCTTCAATATCTCCTTTAATAAAATCTATATTCCCGGTTGTGATTTGCTCAAATAAGAAATCTCTAATACCTCCTCCATAACTTGGATTTAGAAATCGATCTCCAGGATTAGTTAAAAAAAAATTAATAAGATTATTTTTAATAGCATCTGCAGTTTTGTAATTTGAAATAAAAACAGCAGGACCACTAAAAGGTATATTAATCCCTACAGCGGCACTGTTATTAAAATCAATTGGAAATATTTGCTGCTCTCCGAATGCCATTATTTACCCATCATTAAATTAGTAATTTGATCCATACTTAATTCCCCCTCAGGTAGGGGCCCATTAACAGAATCTCCCCCAGCTGTTGGATTGAAGGGTTGTGCTACATCTTTACTTGTAAATCCTAAGGCAGTTTCATCTAAAATATCCATATAACCCTTTCTGAGATCAGCAGATGGAGGTTTTGAACTAAGGTTAACAGGATTGTGAGATTCTGTTATATTTTGTTTTGGAGATTTTACTGCTTCAAGTAATATGTCCTTTAATTCTTCCTGGATTGCCTCTTTAACGGCCTCTTTAATCATTTTTTTAAATATGCTAGTCTTCATCTGTTATAAATATTTGGTTAATCAGCTTTTAAATTATTTGTTTGAATATAAAAAACAAGTTCATCTATTAATATTTGGTCTATTGAACTAAAAGAATATTCTCCTCTAAGTAGAACAACACCTTGAGTATTTGTGGCAGTTGCTCGCCTACGTTTTAATGAGTTTTCAGTTATTTCAGTTTCAACACCCATTGTAAATCCATTAACATTTGTAATTACCGGGGATAATTGTTCTGCTTGGTTTTGAGTTAATGCTGTTAATTCTTGAGATATTGCATTTTGAGAGATGTCATTAGTATTATTAGTTTCTAATGTACAATATTGTGTTACTTTATCTAATAGGTTTAAAAATCCTAATACTTCCTCTAAAACTGATATTAATATAGACATAATTGAAGATAATCCCCCAATTGCTCCTTGATATTTTCCTATATTCTTATTAAGGAAATTTTTAGTATCTTGAATGTTATTAATTACAAATATTGGTATCCCTACTCCAGCAACGGCAGTGGGTACTGGAAGTATTTTTAGAACTTGGTATACTTTATCTACTGCTGTTATAGTCTCATCAGATATTTGAAGGGTATCTGAAGTTGTTTTGATAGTTTGGAGTGATTGGTTTATTATTTTAACTAATTTATTTTTAGTTTTTATTATTTCTACAAGTGGGTCTGGGAGAGAATCGGAAATAGGGCATGTGATGAGAGCTTTTAATTCTTCAGTTATTTCACCCTTATTTTCTTCAATTAACTCTTGGATTTTAGAAAGACCATATTGAGCTAAAAGGGTTAAAATTAAAGGGATAACAGATTTTTTTAAATTATCTACAACATTATTTAATTTTTTTTCAGCTGTAAATTCAAAAGTAGTATATTTAGTTGTATATTCTTCTACCTCTTTATCTTTAAGGGCTAATAATTTGTTTATTTCTTTTTGGAGGTTGGATATTTTAGGGGATAATTTAATTATTCCTAAATCTTCCTTAACTTCTCCAGTAGAAGAATATGGAACAATTTTAATTACAGAATATTGAGGTTTTAAAGTTGTAATAGGGAATAATGTTGGATTTAATCCAGTATATATTTCCCCTTCAGTATCAATTAATGAAGGGACTTTAAGATTAAATTCCCCCTTTCTATTAGTTCTTTTTATATTTTTTAAAGGGCCGGTAACGATTACTCCCTTTAAAGGTTCGTTAGTTATTTGATCTACTATTGTACCTTTAACTTTAATAAGTTTAATTTTTGAAGGGAATGGAGGAATTGATGGAGGTGTAGATTCAGAAGGAGGTGGAGTATTAATTACTCCTTCTACTGTTTGGACTGTTTGTATTACATCAACATCACTACCTTCAATAGAAAGATCAACACCTAAAGATGTTAATAGATCTAAAATTACTGTGAAAGGAATAGTATCTAGAGTGGTAGTAGAGTCTTTATTTTTATTTTCCTCATAAAATTTAATTACTTTTTGATTTTTATCTTCAATATCCTCATCAGATTCATAGGTGTTAGGGGGTGTTGGCCCTTCAATAATAACCTTAGCATCTAAAGCTCTTCTTCTCCATATAGCTTGATCATTACTACTAAGATTATCCCAGGTAATTTCTTCTATATCTATTTTTTTACCCGCAGATGCCTTTATTGATCTTTCAATTTCCTCCGCTGTATCACCTACTTCATTCATTATTGAACTTTTGTTGTTTTAGATTTAAGACTACCATCATTAAGTTGAGATATTACATCATTTAATGTGAGGAGAACATTTCCAGCTACAGCATTATACCCAGTTTGTAATACCCCACCAGGATAATTTTTTTCTACTTTTAATATATTAGCTAGATTTTTGATAGAATCTGTTAATTGGATTAATATATCAACTGTAATATCTCCTTTTAAAACAGGTTCAGTTGCATCTTTAGATCCTAATTTTATATCATTTGAACTAATATAATGTGAAACAGCATCTATATTTACACTACCATTAGTGGACAATCCTATAGATTTTTGGGAGCTTAATAAGATACTATCTGTTTTAGCACTTAAAACTATTCTATTTGAGGAAAGTGCTATTTGGGGTTCTACCCATTGACTTGGGGGTGATGGTGGAGTGGTATATGAAGAATAATTTTCACTAGCTACTGAGAATGTTGATAATCTTTGATAAGATGTTAAATAAAGTGAAGATAAATCGTTTTTTAAATTTTCAGTGATAGGTAACCAACCCTCATTTGAGGAATTTCCGGGTTGACCATTTCTAATAATAGTTATAGGATCTCCATTTTTACCATTTGTAGACCAACTATTTTTATATTCACTTTTTGATTTAGCAGTACTTCCTAATCTTATACTATTACCAAATCTTCCTTCATATAAAAGATCACCCATAAAAGGCATTAAAGGATGAATATTCGTTTTTTCTATAAATGTGTTTTGACTTGGGTTAGATGGACTATTTAAATTTATTTCAGTAGAACTATCTTTAACTCTTCGTACAGAACCAGCTTCAGCCGATTGATAATCTTGAGTGATAGAAGTTGGGACAGTAGTACCTGAGGGGTTAGGTGATGCATTATGGTTAGGAGCATTCCATAAATTTACCGTGTTAATGTAATAATATTGGTCGTTGTAAGTTTGGGATCCTAATGTTGGAATTGGGGATTGAAAACAGAATATTAATTCATTTATTATTGGAAAGGATTTAAAATTAGGGTATAAAGGTTTTACTACTAAGGGTCTATCAGAATTTGATTTATCTATTACACTAATAAAAGCAGTACCTATTCCATTCCACCCCCCATATAGGGTAAATAAAGGATGATTTTCATCCAAAATTATATCAGTTACTCTCCCAACAACCCATAAAGATTTAGAACCACCACCTCCCCTTCCAGAATTGTTAGAGGTAAGATTATTAACAGCACCCGATAATCCTGCTTTATTTATCATTTTTTCTCTTTAGGAGTAAATTTCTCAATTTCAACAAATAACTGCTTCTTCTCATCTTCAGATAAACCAAAATCATCTACAGTACTTACTGAGGAGTTTAATGCTCTTTGTATTATAGTAGCCATTTTAATGAGTTGTTCATCATTTTTTATACCTAATTCTAAATACTCTTTAAGTAGTGGGACAATTAAAGTAGCATCCCCTATATCATTAATAAGTGGTTTTAACTCATTTATAAGAGCTGATATTTGGGTTTCTTTTTTTTTCTGGTTATCATATATTTCTGATAGCAGATCTGAGAATTTCTTCTTTCCAAAAACTTTCTGTTCAAGATTGCTCATAAGTATTATTTATTTATTATAAATATCTATACTTGTAAATCTCTAAAATTCATATAATCATTTTCAAGATAAAATTGGTAGTGGTCTTTAAATATTTTATATAACATCTCAGATATTTTTGTAATCTTTGGTGTTTTAAAATCTCCCTTCTCACGTACTTCAAAGTATAAAGCTTTCTTATTAAAGATGTCTATATTTTCTCTAGATCTGAATAATTCTAATATAGCATCCGCTACTTTAGCATCTTGCTTTTTAGGGAATAAAATATAAATGTTATCTGTGATATATTCAATATAACTATCTATAAAATTTGATAGTCTATCGTTTTGATCTTTAGGATCATCTAAGAGATAGGTATGTTTTGAGTTCTCTTTAAATAATTCCTCAGTAGGGACAGAACTAACTTTTGTATTATAATTTTTATCATTATAAACTATCAACCATCTTTTGGTTATAGTACCAAAATATGAGAAAGCTTTAGGAGGCGTAAATTTTTGCAATTTATCTAAACATTCTCCATCAACCTTTAAAGTTCCAATAAAATCATTTATTTGCTGTTGAGTTACTCGATCTACATCCCCAACATATGATAAGAATGCTCCTTCTTTATATAGAGGAAATTGAGATGCAATCATTATATTCTTATGAAAATCCTCTTCACTTAATATAACTCCATCTTCAGATCCTTCATGATAATATAGAATAGGCTTTTTTAAGTAGTTTTTATAGGAGTAATACTTGAATTCTCGTGTGATTATTTTTCTAAATCTATCCTCTAAATTTTTAGGTTGGTTGTAAAGATGAATTTTTGATAATAAAAAAACAGTTATCTCATGTTGGAGATCTTCTAAATTACTTACTTCTGTATTGTAAAACTTAAAAGTATGGATTATATTTTGGGTTAATTTAAAGAATGCATAATGTATTTCTTTTTGATATAACCTACTTCTTAATATAGGATCTTCTAACTTATTATAAAGTATAATAGCATCCTCTGTTTCTTTTGTAAAATAATCCCTATTAGTTTTAGGTCTTCTTCTCTTTTTAATGGCCATTATTTGATTTTTGTTAACTTGAAATCATTTAAGATTCCCTGCAGTTGAGAAATTTCTTCAAAGAAAAATCCAACTTCATCGTCTGATTTAAAGGTACCTCTAGTATCTACCTCTTTTAATCTATTATCGGATATCTCAATAACTCTAGAAATTTTGTCAAGATACATAAGATAAGAAGCTAAAACATCTTCTTGTTTTTCATTCTTTTTTAGGAGATTTATTGTAGTGTATAATAAAATACAACCTATAACTCCTACTATACTTAATATTACTACTATCATAATGTATCTAATATATTTTTTAATCCTGAAGATCCCACACTCTTCAAGGCTTTATTTTTAATTGTTTGCTTAGGACTACTTGTTTGGGAAGTGTCCTCTTTTTGTTTTTTATCTTTAAATTTATGAAGCCATTCTCCTTCAAATTCTATTCGAGCAGCCATTAAATCCCCCTGATGTACTATAAATGGTAAAGATGTTCTGGGCTTTTGACCTGGATTCCATCCTAGTAAATACTTTTTATTAGCTTCATCATATAGACCATCATGAGTTTGTATAGTGATCATCTCATTAAAAGTATAAGAAATACCATGTGATTGGAGGAGAAATAATCCTCTATCTGGAACAGATGCAAAAGGTATCTTATCGTTAAATTTATAATCCTCACCTAATTTATCTCTTCTCCACTTGTCATCCTGAGGTATGTAAGATTCATTATGCTCATCTCCCATTTTACCTAAATCATGATTTAAAGCTGAAAATACTAATTCTTCAGTAGTATACGTTGTATCATCAACTCCCATATCAACCCATACTTGGTTAACTTTAATACAACATTCAATTACACGATTAACATGATCTACATATCCTCCTGGAAATGCATTATGATATTCTTTCTTATATGAAGCAGGCATTAAAGCTAATCGATTTTCATACTTTTTATAGAACTCTAATAATTTTTCTTTACGAGGAGATGAAATATGAGATTCAATGTATCCCATAAGTGTATTCCAATTTTCATTAATTTCTTCTGCTGTCAATGTCATAACTTTATTTTTAAATTAGGTCGCACACTTCGCGCGTTTGTGATAGATATTTTAAGTTTAAGTTTGTGTTTATTATTTTGATTTTATAAAGTTTATATTATATGCAATTGAATATTACTGCATTATATTAACTAATTAATAACTTATTATTAAGATATGGAAAATAAAGGTGGGGGCCAAGGAATTTTTTAAGGCACCTCAATTAAGTGTTTTATGCTGGCGAGGAAAGAACATTTTTCATACTCTTCATTACCCTCAAAATAGCTTATACAAAGGTCTAAAGCAGAAAACATATTATCAACCTTACAATTATTTAAAGCCTCACACCATTCAGGATCATCAAGTTCAAATTGTTGAATCCAAAACCAAGATCTATTATACATCATAAAATCACCAACCTCACTTAATTCATCTTTATCCATCTCTATATCAGAATCAATAAAAAAAGAAATAATCATGCTTCTAAAATTAACACCTTCTAAAACCAATCTAGAAAACATTTCTAGTTTAAATTTGTGGGAGCTTTTATAAGACTCTAAATTCTCCTTAATATCCTCCTCAGGGTTCTTATAAAATAGTGAAAATAATTTATCTAAATCCATAATATTATTAATTTTTTAACATATAGTTATCCATCTTACTCATGCTTACTACTCATCCCCACCATACATCTATACGTATATATTAGATTTTAGGTAGCTTCTTGCGATTGTATGTTTTTTTAGAGTGATGTACTTTATGTTTAGCAACCCATCCCTCAGACATTCGAAGCTCTTCATCGCGGTTGAACTTTCTATCCCATTTGTGAATTTGCTTCTTAGTAACTTTCATCATCTTATAAATATCGTTGGCCTAGCAATTCAATAGTACTTTCAGCTTCTTCAATACTTATTTGAAAGAACTCTTTATTATTATTAACTCTAAAAGGCTTTAAATATTTGTGAATTTCTCGCTCTAACGATTCAGCATTAAAGCATTTAAATGCAAATTCTACACTAAAATTAGTTGGTACGCCAGTTCCACGAGAAACTTGCTTAGCGCGAATATCCGGCTCTTTTTTTGTATAGCCTATTTTAATGAGATTAGGCATAGAGGCATTTTTTAATATGTAAATCCAAGAATCACCTTCACCATCACGATTCTCATAAATATTTTCCTTTCGGGCGGTGTAGTAGGTAATTATCTCCCATTTTTCATCAGTTGGATCTTGGGTAAGAGTAAAAAATGATTTTTCACTGTTAGTTAAATCCTCATCACATGGAACGTATAATTTTGCTTGCTCTGGAGTTATTCTTTTCATATAACCTTAATTTAATAATTTTTAATTAGCCTGGGTATGATTGCATGCTAGGTTCTTTACCCGTATTTATTAATTCATTGCATAGTTAACTTCTTCTACCTCATCAGCTATAGTATCTAATACAGCAAATCTTTCAGCGCTATATCCATACCATGGCATATCAAATCTAGTTGTGCCTTCATTTATTGCACCTTCTATTATATAAACCACTTGATCTGCAAAGTTTATGAATTTCTCTATAACTTCATATTCCTTCTCCTTTACTATATTAGCTCCATTTGGAAGCTTTGAGTCATTAATACACACTACTCTCA